CAGTTTGCAATTCAGCAAGCGTCTTGTTTGTTGCAGTTGCCCAGAAGTTTAACAGTGAAGGTAGGCGAAACTTTGATGTGTTTTCCTCTAGTAGGGTTGCTAGCGCTTTCTGGCCGTCAGACGCTTGTTTGCTAGACGCTAGTTGATTGGCGCGCTTTGACGCCAACGACTGTAGCGTTGATATGGTGTTCTCGCTCAGTTCCGTAGCGATGTTGTAGTTACCTGGGCCAAGGAACTTTTCAACAACGTCAGGCGCTTCGTTTTGCACCAGACGCACAAACGCGTCTTTGTCCGTCTTCCATAGCCTAGCAGCTTCGCCGGTCAATTTAGTCTCAGCGATCTTTTGCATACCTTTAGAAAACTCATCAAGGTACTCACGGTAGCCCTTGCCCCCCGCCGCTTCGATAGCGTTGATCAGTGTTGGCTTTAGCTCAGACGTTACCTTAGCTGCCAAGTTGCGCTGCGTCGTAGCGTCAACGCCCGGACGCAATTGTTGCACCGCAGCGTTGATGGAGTTCTTACGAATAGCGTCTAACGCTCTTGCGTCAATGATGCCGCCATTCTTAGTCCACTGAGCGATGTCGTTGGCGACGTTCTTAGCCGCGCCACTAAGCAAATCGTTACCTGCAAACTCAGGGTTGTTCAACACACCGCGAATTTGTCCTACGATCTCATCGCCTTTGAGCGGCTTAATGCCCGCCGCCCGTAGACTGTCAGCCGCAGACTGAGCAAACCTTGCGCCTTGACCTAGATCGAGCGACGCCTCTGCTGCCCTTGACGCCCATTCGTCAGACATTTGCGCCAGTTTGCCGGGGTAAGTAAACGTTGCGGCCCAAGTGTTTGAGTAGCCTGGTTGCACCTTAGCAGGGGCAAAACGTGAGCCTGCGGGTATGCCTGCTTTGATTTCTTGCAGCCGCGCTGCTGCTGCCGCATGATCGCCAAGGTCAATCAATCGGCGCACCTCTTGCACCTTCGCTGCGGCCTCAGCGCTTAACTTACCGGCCTCAGCCTCATACTGTGCGACTTGCTGACCAAGGTTAGCGCGGTTCAACGCTGCTTGACGTGCAGGACTTGTGATGTCGCGCAACGTCTGTTTCATAAGGTCCGTCGTAGCGCGTACGTCCGTAGCGGTCGCACCGCCTGCCAGTTTCGCCAACGCGTTAACACCTTCGTCGTGGCTCATTGTGGCAAACTTATTTAAATACTGAGCACCTGATTGGCTTTGCTCTAGTGAATTTTTAACAAGTGCTTGCCAAGTTGGGTTTTGAATCTTAGCCGTAATCTCTGCAACGCTAGCGTTGGGCGGCGCGTTTCGTAGTATTTCTAACGTCTGTTCCAAATCAGCGCCCAATGATTGGCGGGCTACAGACGCTGCTTTGTTTTGCGGTAAGTTTTTAAAATCTACAACTTTACCGAACGTCTTACCGAGCAACGGCCCAACAACGCGGCCGCCTGACTCATAAGTTCCTCCCTCAAGGACGTTTTTAGCAGGTTCTAATGCAATTGCTGAACCTTGGCGTGGCTCTTTACCGCCAAGATAAACATCACCTAACTCAAGCGCCTCTTTAGCAATTCCATACCCTAACCCCGCCCCGCCTACAACACCGGGAGGTCCAAGCGGCGCACCTAACAAAGCACCGCCTGCTGATCCTAGCGCCTCAATCGTAGGTGCTACGTAAGGTCTAATACTTTGGTACATACGCTGCCCTGACGTCAATTCCTGACGAGGTGCCGTTGGCATCCCTTCGCTGCGCGGCGCAGGGGAGGGCTGTAAACCGACCTTAGCATCAAAATCTGCGCGGGGCATATCTGAGTAAAACTTTTTATACAGCGCGTCTGCAAGCGCTGCATCAGACATGTCTGAGTATTGCGGGTACTGAGCGCGGATTTCTGCAATCGTAGCCATTATCGGATACCTAATGGGTCAGCTTTTGCGCCGCCAGATGCTGGTGCAGGCGACGGTTTAGACGCGGGCGCTTCAGCTTTTTTAGCGTTGTTAGCAATAAACTTTCGCATATTCTCAAGAATAGTTCGGTTAGCTTCAATCGAACGCGTGGGATCAGACAGTGCCTCAAGCCAAGAACGAAATTCCACATTAGAATTAAGTTGCTGCGCGGACATACCTGTAGCATTTTTGACCGCATTAAGCAACTGATTTCTTGAACTTTGAATAATGTCGCGCTGTGTTTGCGCTTCAGTACCTACAACACGCCCCGCTATCTGACCGGCGCTTGTGCCAGCCAGATAAGATAAAACGTTAGAGCCTGCACTACGACGCTCGCTTGGTACTGCTCTACGTCTATCTAAGTCTGTATAGGCTGTTTCTAACGTATCAAGAATATCGCTAGCTTGTTGTTGACCTTCTTCTTTCTTAGTAGCCGCAGCCGTTGCAGCGGGTGTTTTGCCAGCCAAACCGATTACGCCAAGCGAACCTACGCCCCCACCCCTATAAGTCCTTGCGTCGATAGTAAGCATCTGCGAGGAGTTAGTTGGGTCTTGGATTTGCGTGACACTTGGTGCAGGGGCTTCTTTTGCGTCTCTAGGATTCAACCCTAATATTTGGACAGCAGGCGGCGTCAGAGGCGTCATACCTACAGCTTGCTCAGGTGTAACTAACGTTGGCCTGTTGTTAGGTCCAAGCACCGCAATAGGATTGCGCGGTTGTTGAGGTGGCCGCTGCGCGCTTTGGAACGCTTGGTACCCTTCTGGCGTGGCTGGATAGCCTAATGACGTCATCGTGCGAATAGTCTCAGGCGGCATCGAAGCGCGGAATTCGTTTTCAATTTTGGTTAATAACAACCGCGCCTCAGCTTTAGCGGCTGGCGTATTGATGTTGGACACCATTCTGTAGCGTCGCTCTAACTCTTTAGAAGACGGTGGCGCTGCGGACGTTGGTGTTGCTGCGGGAGGTGGTGCGGCTAAAGCATTGGCTGGCGGCGTTTCAGCAGGCGCGGGCGCGGCGGCTAAAGTATTAGCGGGTGCAGGTGCAGGTGCAGGTGCAGGTGCAGGTGCAGCAGGCGCGGCGGCTAAAGCATTAGCAGGCGGTCCTTCAGTCTGACTTAAATATTGGCTAAACTGATCTTGATTGTCTAACCGTTCAAGAATAGACACTGCCGTTTTTACAAATTCAGGTCTGCCAGTTTTAAACATTGCTTGCGCGGCGGCTCGCAAATCTGTTGGCCCACCTTTAGCTGCAATCGTTGATTGAATCTGTTTCAGCGCCTCGCGCTCTTGCAGCATGTCTTCCATCTTTAGCGCGTTGAACTGCGCCGCAGACGCCTTGCTGTACTGATCCAACGGGTCTTGAAGTTGGACGCCCTTATATGACAGCGCGATGTTTGGGTCAACGAGAGCCATCATTAACCTCCATAGTAGGTGTAGCCACCATAACTATAATCAGTAATAGGCGCAGCAGCGGTAGCTTGTTGTGGCCGCATGGCGTTCAAAAAGTTTTGGCCTTGCTGATAGTTCAAGTACGTACCAAGCCCTTGCGACAACGCGTTTGCGCCACCTATGTACCCAGACGCTCGCGCTTGTGCGGCAGCGCCCATTGCTTGGCCCACGTTGCCTGCCATCGTCTGCCCTGCTTGACCAAGCTGGTTAGTTGCTGTTTGACCTACGCCTGCAAGCGACTGTAGGGGGTTGAGTCGGGCGTTACGCTCGGCTTGATAGCGGTTAAAAGCGTTCATGTACTCTTGCGACGCTAGACCTTGGCCGTACTCTTGAGCACCCCTCAACATACCACCTGACAGTAGACCACCACGCGCTGCTGCCGAGCGCTCTAGCGCCTTCATGCCTTCTTTCATGCGAAACGCGTAGCCTGGGTCTTGCTGAAACTGATCCATACCGAACGGCGTATATTCAGTCGCCAGCGGCGTGAGCTTGTTGAGCGCTGTGATGCCCGCCTGACGCCAAGGTTCTTGCAGCTCAACCTGACGCTCAAACTGCTGCATCTGCAAGTCAGCAGCGCGGTTAGCAGCGTCAGCTTGCGTGCTAGCGGCTTTTTTAGACGCGCTAGAGCCAAATAACGCGCTGCCAATAATTGCTGCGGGTATCATCCATGCGGCCATAGCCGTGCTCCTTAAGTTATTTCGCGCCCACTCATGCGTAAGTTCACGCCGGTATTGTTACTGGCAATGGCCGACACATAGTCGCCCGTGTTAAGAATCTGACCTACGACCTCGGGCCAAATGTAAGTCTCTTTAGCCGCTAACGTCTGTTTGCCGATGTAATAGGCATCACCTACTGAACCACCAGACGCCACGATACTGATTGTAATTTCACGCGCCACAGAATCGTAGTTAGCCGTGGTCAACTTATCAATGATCGTTGTTACAGCTAACGGCGCGGTGTAGACCGTCGTGTTTGAATTAGGGATGATCTGGCCTTCGGCCAAGGCTTTTGCAGTTACAGTCATTTTTTAAACTCCATAGCGCAAAGTCAGCAAGGGCGTGCTGCTGGTTGAGTAAGATACGGCAGGAAAGGTCGAGGGTAACGTGCCATAAGTTTGGCTGGCCGTAATTAACGTGTCAGCCGTCCCTACTGCGCTACATCCTACAGTAGCTAACGCCACATCACTAGGTGTTCCGGCCCTAACCGTAGCACCGCTAGCGTTGGCGAGCAACACAAGCGCGTAGGTGCCTGACGGTAAAGGCTGCGAAATAGTGATCTCTTTAGTACCTGTTGTTGTTAGGCCAACCGCACCGCCATCTAACACAAGCGATGTTGGTACACCGTTCTCCATGCGATAAATACCAAGGTACGCAAAAACGCCTGCGCCTGCGGTAGTTACCGTGCAACCTATCTTTGTCCAAAGCTGCGATTGTCTTACGTTGAACGGCATGGCATAGAAGGTGTTAGCCGCTACCGCCAACGTGCCTGCTGCCGTTGCAGGCGATAGTGTCTCACCTGCGTAGAAGCGACCCGACGCGTAACCACCTTGGTCAAATATGTCAAACGCGCCAGGATTGTCGCGAAAGATTTGCGACGAAGACGCTTGCCCTGACGTGACGTAAATTGCTTGACCAGACGTCCAAGTGTTGCCATTCATCTGGTTATCGCTGATCGTGACGTATTGCGGCGCAGACGACGTGCCGTAAAAGTACACACCCGCGTAGGCGTCGTTTGAAGGTGCCCACATGTTGTTGCCAACGATCAAAATGTAGCGCGGTTGGTTCGGGCTAGCCGTTAGCGAAATGATGCCAATGCAACTTGCGTTGGGGAACGACGCGCTGTTACGACGCGGGTTATAGAGCGAGTTACCAGTGATTGTAGTGAACTGCGAATCTGTAACGGCTATACAGTAGTCATCACAATCACCAATAAAATTGCCGCTAATTGTATGAAAATCACCTTCAAATTCAATACCCGACGCGGAGATGTTCTTTTTAGTCTGACCGCTAATCCAGTTATCAGAAATGACGTTGTTGCTGCCGGTCATGAAAATGCCGGACTCTTTATTTGCGGATAAGTAATTACCGTTGATCGACAGACGATCACCGTTGGCGTACATGGCCGACCAGTTGTTGCTAATAAAGCTACTTTCACTGACGCTTACGTCGTAAGACCTTGTGGTGTCAGCGGCTGGCCCCATCCATATCGCAGCACCGCCCTCGGCAAGCACACTGTCGCTGCCGCACTCTGTAAACAAACATTGATTAACACCTACGGCAATACAGCCTGCCAACGCGATGCCGATGTACTGCACGTTGTACACGTAGCAGTTAGTGATGTTAAGGTCTTCGACCTTACCAAACGACACCAATTCAGCCGTGCGCGGGCCTAAGTTGTTACCGTCAAACTTAATATCGCTGACGCTAATACCTTTGTCTACATAAACGTACGCTGTACCTGACTGATTGGGGTTCTTTAACAGCGGCGTTGTAGCGCCAAGGGTGCTCTTGGCTTTGATAATCGATGTAGCGGGCGAATCGCCGTACATGTTGGTGCCGCTGTAGATCGTTAGCCCTGTACAGACGTATGTACCGGCAGGCACGTAAAGCGATTTACCTGTCGCAGCAGTCAACGCGTTTTGAAACGCTACCGTATCGTCGGTTGTGCCGTCACCCGTAGCACCAAAATCTTTGACGCTTATCGTCTGGCGCAGCTTAGCTTGGACCGTGGTCGTTACAGCACCTGCGCCCGATGGCGCGTACCCGATCAACGATGAACCTGACGCCGCAGCTAACGACGCGCTTAAGGCGTCAATAAGCCCTTGCGCGGTTGAGATATTATCGACCGTCCAAATAAGGACGTCGTTGCTATCCTTAAGAACAAACTTGTACGACGACGTGCCCAGCCAGACGTTAGCCTCACCGCGCACGCTCAAGATGATGGGGTTCGTGTTGGCCGTCGCCCCAGTAGAATCGGTGTAGGTCGCTAGCGGCGTGGTCGTTCCGGCTGCGTAGGTGTAAAGTTTGCCGCCGACTAACAAGGAGCCATCCGAAGCGAAAAACTGAAGTTTTGGGCTAGGGGATAAAATAGTAGGCATAGTAGTCCTTAAAGTGCGGCGATAACAAAAGCCAACAATTCGCTGTAACGCACGCCTAAACGCGTTTGTGACGATCCGTCCGAGTTGGTCCATGTGTCACTGCAAAACAAACCGTATTTTGACGCATCTAAGCCCTCGGCGGCAAATGCTTCTTGCACATCTTGCGCGATAACACCAAAATGAATACGCGCCGCTTCACCTTTTTCTTCAACCGCGTCGTTCCATTTGAAGGCGCGAATGAGTTTCTTGACGCGTTGCGCTACACGCTGCTCGGCGTCTGACAACGATCTAACCTGCTGCTTTTGCGCTGCGTCTGATGTATTGATAGTGCCTGTGGTTGCGTAAACTACCGTGTACCTAAACGAGGCAGTCCCTAGGGCGCGGACGTTATCGGTAGTCGGTCGCCAAGTATTGCTATCGCCCACAAAAATAGACGTGCCAGGAAAGGTACTTCCTGTCGCTAAAACAACGCCGTTAACGCCTCCTACCACGGCATATGCGCCGCTCTCACCAAAGTAAGCGTTAGAGCCGCTACCACCATCAGACGTAGCGTACGATGTTGCGCGGAAGGTGTTGGTGTAGCTTGTAAAGTTCTTTTGACCGCTAATTGTTTGGGTATCAGTCGTTGTGACGATCCCTGCGCCTGTAAGCGATGATGCGCCTGTACCACCGCTACCTGTGGCAAGCGTACCGCCTAGCGTCAAAGTGCCAGACGTCGTGATAGGGCCACCGGTAAGCGTTAGCCCCGTCGAGCCGCCGCTGCCGCTCACGCTGGTTACCGTACCGGTATTTGTGGCGCTTAACGTGCCGCCTGAGTAACTTAATCCTGACCCAACGCTGACGTTACTGAATTCGCCTGAGCCATTATTTGCAAGCAGTTGAGCACTTGATCCGGTAGGCGATGCAGGAACGCCAAGCGAAGATCGTGCGCCAGACTGTGTGGTTGCGCCCGTGCCACCGTTAGACACGTTTAACGTGCCGCTAATCGTGATCGTGCCTGATGACGTGATAGGGCCACCGGATGTGGTTAAGCCCGTTGAACCGCCAGAGACATCAACAGAGCTTACGCCCGTAGAACCCGAGGCGTTAATGGTGATGGACCCAGCGCCATTAGTGATTGATATGTTAGACCCAGCAGTTAACGTCGCTAACGAGTATCCAGACCCGTTACCAATCAATAGCTGACCATTCGTTGGCGTTGATGTAACGCCTGTGCCGCCGTAGCCTGTGGTTATGGTTGAGCCATTCCATGTACCTGCCGCTACAACGCCCGACAAGTCAAGATTTTGCGAGTAGACCGTTGTCCACCGCTGACTTAGCGTACCTGAACTGTAAGCCGCAGTTGTTGATGGTCGAAACGACGTTGAATCGCCAACGTACCGTGCGGTGCCTGGGTATGTTCCCCCACTAGCCAACACCACACCGTTAGCGCCGCCTACAACGGCGTAAGCACTACTCTCACCAAAATAAGCGTTACTACCTGTGCCGCCGTCGGAGGTGGCGTAAGTCGTGCCAAGAAAAGTATTGGTGTAGCTTGTAAAGTTCTTTTGACCACTAATCGTTTGAGTGCCGGTTGTTGTGACGATACCCGCGCCGCTTAACGACGATGCGCCTGTACCGCCGTTAGCGACCGCTAACGTGCCTGACATGGTGATCGTGCCTGAGCTTGTAATAGGACCACCAGTAAACGACATGCCTGTCGTGCCACCAGACACGTCAACACTCGTGACTGTGCCGTTAGTGGCTACGCTTGGGGGAATGACTGGAGGCGCTAAGTCGGCGTAACTTTGCACTAGCGCTTGTACAACCGAAGGCAGTAACGCTTGGCTATCATCAGCAGACGGGAAAGCAAACGGTGGGTACAGCGCCAAGCTATCGTCAGGCGAAAACTGTACGCTAGGCGGCAGTATGGCTTGATTGTCAGCGATAGACACCGGCGGCACGGGCGGTGGTGCTAGGTCTGTCGGGCTACCAGACACTAGTATATTGATGCTCTGCGCCGGTGGGCCGACTTGAAGATCGTCTAAGCTAGTTTGGTTGTTACCTTGCCCAACTAACGTAAACAGATTTAAAAAAAAGCGATACCATTCCCGCGAAATAAGTCCTGTTCGCTCGTCAATAATGCTGACGCGCGGTGCTGGAATGTTAGTAATGTTAAGCATTAGTCGGCGTTATCAAAAGCTCTGCGCCCATAATCGCAGTCTTCACCGGATCAGTCATCGATAGTTCGTACACACGGTCGCGCAATTTCATCGTCATACCTAGACGACGGAACCAGACGCGGTAGTAGTACTGACCAATCTTGCCGACAGACGTGGTGTGATAGTTAGACCACGTATGACCGCCATCGTCGGACCAACGCAGCATAACTTGAGGGTCTGCTCCTTGCGTTCCAGGCAGGTCTTGTTCCTCGATAAAGTATTCGCCAGACTCAGTAACTAAGTAATTGTTACCTGTCTCAGTGATGAAATAGACGCTTTCTGTCGTGGGGTACCCATTTAAACCAACGCCAGACTCCATATCAATTTGCATCGCGTGATGCGCGGTGCGCTTAAGATTGTTTTGACCTGTCGGCAACGCCCGCCACGAGCGCAACCACTTTTGTATCTGACCGTTATCGGCGTAGGTGTCCAAATCAAACGCATAGATGTTGCCGTTTTCGTAATCGCCTACGATGATTTTGTTGTTAAACGCCATCTGGCAATTGCTGCGGTGCCGCGTAAACGATCCGTTGCTCCAGCCTGCACGCTCATGCCATGCGCCTGTTGCTACATCGTAGACCCACGTTGTGTTGGCGCTAGGGAAAATAAGCACGTAAAAACTGTGGCCGTCTTGCTGATATGTGTACGCAAGCGCGTCTGTTAGGTTGCCGTACTGTTGAATCTGCCATTCAACCGCGTGGGTGCTAATGCGCTGACCGGTGTAGCCGTTGGCGCGGTAAACAATACCTTGGCCTCGGGCGTCTGCACCAAGCCAAAACAGACCATTATCCATCTTGGCGATGGTGTACGCCGAGATGCAACCAATCTCATTAAACGCGCCTTGGATGCGCTGGAGAGGAAAGTCTGGCGTACCTGCGTCGTACCAAACCTCAACCGTGCTAGTGCCATAGACCCAAACTTCGCGGTGGTCAACAATAAGACCAACAACGCCGTCGGGCGAACCTTCCGCGCTAGCAAAATCAAGAGGGTCTATGGACGTCCCATCAAGCAGTTGCGTGACCCAAATTCGCTGGCTGTTAGGCTCATTAAAAACAAAGTAACCGTCAATATAACCAACCGACACTGCGCCGGGAAAGTTTGGGTCTACGATCTGGCCAAAGACACCCGTATCGACGTTGTAGATGTAACTAGGGCCGTTACAAGCAATGAACAACTGTATGCCGTTATCGGCCATGCTGACAGGGCCAGTGCCGGGGATAGAACCAAGCAACGTCGCGGTGTAGCTGGTATTGATCTTGTACAGCTCATTACCCGACACAACAAACGCCGTGCTGTTGTCAGACGAAAACGTCCACAGCCCACGAATAGGCCCGCTACCAATCGTAGCAAGGTTGAGCAGACCTGGGCAGCGCTGAAGAAACGCGGGTTCTTTGCCGCCTTCCGGCACAACTTCCGGAAACAGATTGACCATCCTCGCATCGGCTGCGTTGACGGAACGGGCAACGTAAGTCGATCCAAGAATCGGCGTTTTCATTAGAAATTGTTGGCGTAGATGTTATACCGTTGACGCGTCGCAACAATCGGATAAGGTATTGCCATAAGATCGCCGGGGAAGTTGATGCGCTTAATGTTGCGCTTACTTGACATGGCAATACGCTGTACCTGCGGCGAAGGTTCTACACCAAACTCAGGCGCTAACTCGCACGCTAGGTTGTAACGAAACGCGCGTAAATAGCCTGGTGGAAAGTACATGTCTGTAGCGACGCTTGACACTTCATTGAGCGTTTCTACCGAAATAATGTGCCACTCTAAGGCTTTAATAGGTACAGGGTAAATGGTCATCT